TAAGATCATATTATAAATTTATTAAACGCGGTGCAATTAACATTCGAGCCAGAGAAATAAAATTATTTAATTTAAATGATACTAAAATATTTAGTAAAGATATTAATCCAAATCCACCAACTTATATTTGTACCAATGATAAAAAGATAATTAATTTGATTTAATTATTTCATATATGTTGACATTTTAATAGGAATATATTATTATTGTAGGTATAAATTATGAAAAATATATATGCTATAAAATATCCTTCATTATATTTTAATTGGTTGCCAAACAGTTTTATGAAAGGATTATCTATTCCAAAATTATTATTTATTGATGATGTACATTATGGAGGCGTATATTGTCCCGTACAAGAAAATAAGATTTTTGATTTTGATTTAAAACATACTTCAATAATAATAATTAATATTGATAATGTTAAAGAAGATCAAGAATTAGCATCAACTATTGCGCATGAAATGAGACATCATTATCAGACTTATAAGTTTGGTATAGAGACCAATATAATAGAATGGAAAGAATCATATTCTTCGTCAATAAATACTTATAAAGATAATATTATAAAATATTTTAATAGTTCCATACGGGAAATGGATGCATTAAATTTTCAAATAAAATATGCTCCTCATGATATAGTATTATTATGGAAAGAATGGATTATATATGATATAAATAGTTAGGAAATTATTATGGATATTAAAAGTATATTGGATTCTGAAAATATTAATCAACGTGGGTTAAATGATTTACTTAAAAAAATTGAAAAATTAGAATCATATCAAATAATAAATTTTAATTATTGTAGACAAAAAATAATAAATGAATTAAAATTAGAAGTAATAAAATGGTATAACACAGAAAAAATATTAAATAGTGAAAAGAATTAGTTAAGGAATATTATCGGAATATAGCGCAGTCTGGTAGCGCAATTGCTTTGGGAGCAATGGGTCGGGGGTTCGAATCCCTCTATTCCGACCAATTTTATTGCGGGGTGGAGCAGTGGTCAGCTTGCTGGGTTCATAACCCGGAGGTCGCAGGTCCGAATCCTGCCCCCGCTACCATTTTCTTTACTTTCTTGAATAATTGTGTTATAATATTGATATATTTAAAGAGGATAATATAATGGTGGATGATAAATTAATAATTGATTGTAATTGCGGAACAATTGATCACATTTTAAAATTTGAATATTTTGTTCCAGATTCTGAGGATTCATATCAGGATAATGATTTATATATTACAGGATGTTTAGATTTTGATGAAGCATCATTTTGGAAAAGATTAAAAACGGCATTTAAATATTTATTAAATAAAGAGTATGTTTTAAGAGAAACTATTATTAAACCGAATCAGGGAAGAGATATATTACAGTTTTTACAAAAATATATAAGTGATATGGAAAAATTTGAAATGTATGAGTAGTTTATTAAAAATAATTTCATGTAATTCTTCTTGTAAATATTATGAGAAAGAATGGCCTAAAAATTTATCTACTCCATTATGTAGAATATTTTATAAATATAATAATACTAATAATCCAGTTACTAAAAGTGTTTATGAGGATATTATTAAAACCAGAATGAAATGTAGTTATAAATTTGATAATATAGATAATGGTGAGTTGGCAGAGTCTGGTCTATTGCACTCCCCTGCTACGGGAGAGAATTTCTAAAAGAAATTCCGTTGGTTCGAATCCAACACTCACCGCCAAATAAAACGAATAAATATAATTTATGAATATCGTAGATTATGATGTAATTAAAAGTGATACTAAAATTTTAATTTTTATAAAAATTGAAGAATGCCCTAATCAATATAAATTAAGATACAAAACATTAAGTAATATTCTTTATGAACTTTCATCTGGTTGGTGTATAGCTGATAGAAGAGGAAAGGCACTGGCTATTAGAGATGATTTAATATCATGCCAAGAATTTTTAAATGAAAAATTTTCTAATGAATATGAAATTGAAAAAAAATTAATATTGGTTGATGCGAATTAAAATAAATAAAAAACGTAAACGTATACTTTTTGAATTCAAAGGTGTGATTCCTATTTTTTTAAAACGTAATAGGGACAAATATAAAGATAAAAATAAACAGTCTAATATATGAGACTTTAAAATAAGTAGTCTAATATATAAGACTTTAAAAATGGTAAAGTAGCTTATATCAGGTAGAGCGCAATTTTCATAAAGTTGTAGGAGACAGTTCAAATCTGTCCTTTACCACCATTTTTTAAATATAATTTATAATTTTTTTAATAGAAGATTCATAATACTCAGGGTTACAATGTATATCTAATGGATTATCAGATGAATAATATTTATTTAAAGTAAAACCATTATCAGGATCACATAAGTTATCATCATGAAATATAAAATGAATCTTTTTAAAATCTCTTAAACATTCATTAAAAGCTTCCATATATGCTTTTTTATGAATTAAGTATGAACCGCTGTTAACAAATTTTTCAGTTAATCTATTTTTTGCAACATTAACACATATGTCCGGTGCTGCAACCCAAAAAATATTTTTATATGATGTACTTTTATCCAATTGTCTAATTTTTTGTAATTTTAAATTCAAAGAAGGTTTATAAAAATCTATCAATTTTCTATCAATTACACTTTTTATTGGCATTTCGGGAGAAAATTCTCTTCCCATGGGTCCATGACAACGAATAATATCATCTCCCGCAAGACTCAGACCCGCCAGAACCAATACATCACAATCTTTTATTACCATTTCTTGAATTAAATGATTATATTCATCTTTCACAGAAAAATGTGTTAGATATTCATTTTTATTAAATTCAGTCCAGCCATTTTTACCCCAATTTTCGGGAAAAAAATATAAATTTTTTTCCTTGAGTCTCAATTCATTCGACATAGCAATGCGTAAACTAGCAAGATGACTAGTTCCAATACAAACCATATCAATATGTTTTTGTAATTTATCATCTACTTTTTTTGAAAATTCTTCAAGTAGCACATCTTCGCAATCTGGATCATATATCTCATGTTTTTCATTGCTTGATACTCTAGGAGTAACTAAAGCCAATGAAGAAAAAATATTCATAACATTATCTACAGCAGATGCTTTAACCGATCTTAAATTATTTTCAAAAAAATTACTATGAGCCGCAGGATTATTAATAATTTCAAATGATGGAAAATATTCAGCAAAATTATTTTCTTTTGCAAAATCTCCCGCCACGCTTCGTAAAACAGCCTTAGAATATGTTGAAGCCACTAGAATATGCTGATTTGATGCCGTTGCTGTCAGAGGTACGGGTGAAACAGTCAATAAAAGTTTAAAAGGTTTATCATTTCTTATTGTTTTTAATAACTCACAAAAACTATATAAATCTTGTAAAATTTCATTATATTTAAAATTTAAAAATTGATATTTTTTTGGATCAAAATTTCCAGCTAATATCCCCGGAGCAGTTGGTATTATTGTTCCGCATTTTTTTATTTCCCATGCTTCTGTAAGACCTAGTGTAAAAACTAATATATCAAAATCTTTTATCATTTTTTGAATTGATTTTAAATGTAATTCACGCGCTTTAATAACTTCTTCTGGTGTTTTAAATCCCCCTTTTATAGAATTTGGTCTTATAGCATCAATAAAATTTTCATTATTCCCCCAAACAATTTCACTTGGTATTCTTTTTCCCACCGATTCTTGAATCAATTGTAAGGCTTGTCTTACTGTATAAACATTCCCATAATTTGCTGAAAACGTTTGTTCATTTTCTTTAACTTCTTCAATCTCATAAAATGGTGCATTAAATCCATTTTCTCTTAACCATTTAGCAATATGTTGTGCGAAACAACTTCCCATGGTTACAATTTTATCTGTATCATCAATTTTCCATTTAGGGTTATATATATTTTCAGGAAAGTTTATATTTGATCGCTCCACACCATTTTTCCAAAATGCATGATCATGAAGTGATTTATAGGGATTATTGCTCATGTTTTTATTCCAATTGTTGAAAATAAATAATATATTAATATTTATTATCTAAAATTTTTAAATATATTTTTTATTAATTATATTTTATATCATGAATAAAATGTTGAAATTTATAATAATTTTTTAATATTATTTAAAACCCTTTTTAAAATTTTTTAAATTTTTTCAAATCTTTTCAAAATTTTTTTATTAATCAAATCAATAAGTTATATAATTTTTAAAAATATTTTTTTCATTTATTAAGTTCCTATCATAAATATATGTAAGTTTATGATTTTCATTAAATACTTTATTAAAGGAGCTTATATATGAATATACTTCAAACTCTGCTTGAAAATGATATTTTAACAGAGGAATCTAAAAAGGAAATTGAAGAAGCTATTGCTGCTCAATTATTAGAAGCTGTAGAAGAAGCAGTTAAAGTTGCTAAAGAAGAGGCTGAGATTTCAGTTAGAGCAGAATTAGCAGAACAATTTGTTACAGATAAAGAAGCTTTGGTTGAGGCTCTTGATACTAAGGTACAACAGTTTCTTGAATCTGAATTACAAGAATTCAAAGATGATATAGAAAATTTCAGAGATTTGGAAACTGAATATGCTGAAAAACTTGTTAATGTGAAAAAAGAATTAGCAGAATGTGCGAAAAAAGATTTTACACAATTAATTAATATTTTAAATGAATTCTTGGAAGAACGTGTTGAAGCCGAAATGAAAGAATTAAAAGAAGATATTGAAGAAGTTAAGAAAATTCGTTTTGGCGCTAAAGTTTATGAATCTGTTAAAGAAACATTTGAACGTGAATATTTTGATAAAGATGAAATAAATAAGAATGCTAAAGAAGCAGAAGATGTATTGAAAAGAGTAACAACAGATTTACGCGAAGCTAAAAAGGAGTTGAATCATATTAAACGTGATACAGCATTAACTGAAACTTTAAGTTCGCTTAGTGGTAGACCAAAAGAAGTTATGGCTGCCATATTGGAAAATACCCCTACGGATAAAATCCAAAAGGTATACGATCAGTTTATTGGTCGAGTATTAAATGAAAGTGTGGTTGAAGAAACAGAGGAGAAGGAAGAAAAAGTACTAGCCGAAAATTCTAAGACCCAATCTGGAAAAGGAAAAGTTGTAACTGAGACAGTCGCAGTAAATGGAGATTCTGGTGATGATCTACTTATTGAAGACGAAGAAGGACATGGTTTAAGTAAAGAAGAAACCGCCCGTCTTCGTGACTTAATTGGTATCGACTAAAGTAATAATCTAAATCTTATTAGGAGAAAAATTATGAGTAAATTAGATTCAACAAAACTTTTAACAGAGAATTGGGACGAAACAAAGAATGTACTTCTTGAAGGTCTTACTCCTGCAAAGCGTAAGATTGTTGCCCCTCTGTTAGAAAATCAAAGAAAGCAGATATTGGCAGAAACCGCCGCAAGTGGTTCTGTGCAGGCACATGATATTGCTAATTTTAGACAGTCTTTACTACCGATTGTACGCCGTGTAATTCCGGGAACTATTGGTACTGAAATTGTTGGTGTACAACCAATGAGTGGACCTGTAGGATTAGTATATAGCCTACGTTATACTTATCAAGAAGCAGTAACTCACGATCCAACAAAATCCCCATTTGGTGGTTTTGATATCGTAGCAGGAGACGAAGCATTTGGTAATAGTAAATTACTACGTGCGTTTTATTCTGGTAATACTGGAGCAGCACAAGACGCCGGAGCCTCAGGATTGGCACATCCCGGTAATGATGGAACATCAGCACCTGATGCTATTGATGCAGCTACTGCTGATGGTGATTCATGGCCATCATCTTCAGATTCTACAACTTATAGTACTGGAACAATGGATTTGAATAGTACTGTTAACGTTGGTGGTACACTGTTAGGTGGTTCTGGATCATTCATTGAAGGGTCTGGTGGACGTAAAATGGGATTGGAAGTATTGTCTCAGGCAGTTCAGGCTGGATCACGTAAGTTGCAAGCTGGATGGACGCTTGAAGCTATGCAGGATTTAGATAATCAGCATGGTTTTGACATTGAAAGTGAATTAACCAAGGCAATGTCTGCTCATATTGTGCAGGAAATTGATGCCGAAATTATTTCTGATCTTCTTGCATTAGCTGGAACCGTTAGGGCATATGATCATGCAACGACTTCTGGAACTACTTATGCACCGGCATTCATTGGTGATAGATTTGCAAATATTGGATCAGTAATCAATGAAGTAGCTAATGAAATCGGACGTAAAATTCGCCGTGGTGCAGGTAACTGGATTGTTGTAAGTCCAATGATTGTATCTGTTCTTCAAACCGCTGGTAAAGCAGTTTTTGCACCAGCAATTGAAGGATCATTTGAAGGACCAAATGATACTAAATTAGTTGGTACTTTGAATGGTGCAATTAAAGTGTATAGCTATTTGTGGGCAGCAGATCAGCCCGGAACAAGCGCACCAGCAGGTTCTTCTACTATATTAGTAGGATATAAAGGTGGAAATGGAGAAAGTGATGCAGGTTATTACTATGCACCATATATTCCATTAATGTCAACTGGAGTTATTATGAATCCTGTTACCACTCAACCTGTAATTTCGTTGATGACTCGTTATGGTAAAGTTGCATTGACTGATTCCGATATCTCTCTTGGCAACAGCGCCGATTACTATGGAAAAATCAACGTTGTTAACCTAGAATTTGTCTAAGTAATTTAAACAAATCTAACCAATTGAAAACCCTCAAATTTTTGAGGGTTTTCTTTTTGTACATTGTGGTAACACTATAGATTAATATGTAAACAAATTTTGTTGTAACTCTATTGCAAAACTTATAAATAAGGTATATAATATGGAAAATTGTGAGAATATTATGAAAAAGTTAAAATATCCAGAATGTCTATTAGATATAAATCTTAAAGTTGTTGGAAAATATAAAACATCAAACGATCATACTGATATTGAATGTTTAGAATGCGGAAATATATTTAATGCGACCCCAAAATCTAAAATGAATAATTATAAAAAATGGGGGATAATAGGTTGCCCCGATTGTACCCGTTCAAAGAGATACGCACCGAGTCGAGATAAAAATATAAAACAGCTTGAAAAAATGGGATTCAAATTATTATCGGAATATACCCACATTCATTGTTATATAACAGTAATAAATTTAAATTGTGGGTGTGGCAGACCATTTAAAACTAAAGCAAATAATTTATTAAATGGTGTATCTTATTGCAGACCATGTAATGATGAGAAAAAGAGGGAATTGTTTATTAATTTTAATAGGATAAGATCGGAAAAGTCTCTTAAAAAATTAAGAGGATTTAAACGATATAGAAAACAAGTTAGACTATTGTCAGAGGATGTGTATAACAATAATAAAAATGAATTTACTAATGAAGGAGAATTAATTCGGGGTAGAAATAAATATCATCTGGATCACATTATTCCAATAACATTTTGTTATAGAAACAATATTCCAGAAGAATTATGTGCTCATATAGATAATTTAAGATTACTATCAGAAAATGAAAATATTTTCAAAAAAAATTCCCCGTCTATGGGAATACCAGAAATTTTTAAAGAACACATCCAATCGTTTTCATTGATTGAAAATTTTATAAACTCTATAATAGATGAGGATATAAAATTAAAGTATGAAACTTATAAAAATTTTGATTTCCACCAAGCATCTATATATTTTTCCTTTAAAAATATAGCAATTTCTTTAATACCATTTGAATTATATTCAGAAAAAAATGGTGGAAATAAATTTTTTCTCAATAGTATCAGGAAAAAATATTTAGAATTGGGGATACGAAGTATATTTGTATACGAAGATGAATGGCTTAAAAAATCTGATTTAATTTTATCAAAATTAAAACATATTTTGGGATTAACCAGAAAGAAAAAAATTTATGCCAGAAATTGCTATATAAAATCTATTGATCCCAGTATTAAAGGAAAATTTTTAAATAAAAATCATATACAAGGGAATGATGGGTCTAATATAAAAATGGGATTATTTGATAAAAGTAATAATGAATTAGTATCGGTTATGACTCTTTCATATCCCAGAATATTTATTAACAGAGATAAAAATAATTATAATAATAATTATGAAATAACTAGATTTGCTAGTTCAACAAAATACATTGTGATTGGAGCATTTTCAAAATTATTATTCCATTTTAGAAAAAATTATGAATATGATAAAATATTTTCATTTGCTGATTTGCGTTGGAGTGATGGAAATCTTTATCATGTTACAGGTTTCAAGCTAAATGATACTCCCCCCACCCCTGATTACGCATATATCATAAATGGAGAATTAAAACATAGATGGAATTATCGCAAAGATATGATAAAGGAAAAATTTCCACATATATATAATTCGAATAAAACTGAATATGAAATGATGTTAGAATTAGGATATGATCGTATTTGGGATTGCGGGAAATTAAAATTTGAAGTTGCTTCATTATAAATATATTAACACATTTATTAATTAACAATAGGGGAAGATAATGTCAACTAGAGAAGTACTTAAAAAATATGTAGAAAGTGTAGCAGGTAAAATAGTATTGTATGGTTCATCTATTGCATTAATTTTTGCTGGTGGAATATGGGTTGGGAATTTTATTGATCCATTAATAACTACAGAATATGAAGCACATTTATTGGATGATTCATCCATGTCGGAACATGTAACGAAAATGGAAAGCATTCCATATGCAATGGCTGATGACGTTAATCATGTATTAAATAAAATGGTAGATGAAAAAATAAAAGATGCGCAGAATGAAATTAAAGAAATAGAAGATTTAGAAGATATGAATGAAGTTACTAAAATTGATTTAAGACAAAAGAAAAGACTGGAACGGGATATAGGATTATATAAAAACGAATGTATTAAAGATTATGATATGCATAATCATTGTAAATAATGAATACAATTGAAATCATTAGATTTGTGGATTATGGAAGATGGGATGAAGGAACATTTGGAATATTAAGATTTAATAATTTTTCTTGTTATACTGTAGAACGTCCATGGGTTAATAATGAACCATTTATAAGTTGTATTCCATTAGGAATATATGATTTAGAATATTATTATTCTCCAAAATTTGGAGAATCTGCTATTATATATGGTAATAGTGTTTCAAAATTTCCATCAAATTATTATAAACGAAGCGGTATATTAATACATGTTGCTAATATATCAAGCGATGTTCAAGGTTGTATTGGTCTTGGGAATAGAATGGGAATTATTCGAAATAAAATAGCGGTGTTGAATAGTAAGAAAACAATATCAAATTTTTTAGAATTAATAAATACTAATAATATGTATAAATTGGAAATTTCATATAATGAATCTGGAAATTTAAATGAACTTTGAATTTAAAGATTATTATGAATCTAAAAAAAGACTTATAGAGGCTGTAGATTCTTCTCCGAAAGTTAAATTACAATATAAATTAAATAAATATTGTAAATTCCCAGTCTATGAATCAATTGAATGTACAAACAAAACATATATATTATTAAAACCAGATGATGAAGTTGAAATTTTATGGGAATATGACATACCAGATAATCCCACTGTGCGGTATATTAAATATAATGGGGAAACATATTTTCCATCATGGAATAATTTAAAAATATTTAATTGGACAGTAAATAATGCGATAGAGATGTAACCGTGCATTTTAGCCATATGGGTCTAAGTTTATAAATAGAATATGGGAGTTAGAATAAATGGACGGAAATATTGTAGCAAATATAATTGATAATTATGGTATTATTGGTATTATAATATTAATATTTTCAACTATAGTGTTAACTATTTTTGTTAAAAGTATAAGTCATATTACATGGTTGGCAATTCCGTTTTATAGATTTAAAGAAAAAGAGTTACTTAGATTAGATGAACATTTATTTTTTGAACATGTAAAAGTCAAATTAAGATATGAAATTCCTTATTTAGAATTAGTTAAAAATAAAAAAGTTACTCAACAAGTATATAGAGATATAATGTATATGACTATAGAAGCATTTTATTATGGATGCAAACATTTAATTGAAACTCCAAAAATAGATGCATTATCTAAAGATGAATGGGCATCGTTAGTTAAACTTGAAATATCTTCTATATTAAGATCATATGAAGATAAAGCTGAAAATTTTGGCATTCCATTTGTAATTATAAAAAAATATTCAAAATGGTTACAACAATATATAGATACTTTAAATGAATATGTTTTACAGTTATCTATTTTTAAATCTTTTAATAATAGTGTTGATAGGACGAATATATTTTTGTTAGTTATGGATTTATTAATGGTTACTATGATAGGAGATTTGCATACATTAGCTGAAGACGAAGATGAATTTTTATCTGGTACATTATATAGAGGAACTCCTTTAGAATAAAATACTTTTCAATAAATATCTTTAATCTTATGGAATTTAAAAATGAAATTAAATCAAATCCTTCCATCATATCTTTTATTAGAAAATATAATTTCATATCTATCAAAACATTTAAATGATAAACTATTAACGGCATATAGAAATGATATTCTGGCTCATTATAAAAGTCCTAATTCAACTTCTATAGAAATATTAAAACAATTACAAGCTGCTGATTTTAATAATAAATATCTTCAATGGCTGGCACGGGAATATATTAATAAATCTTTTAGGTTGGAAGATATCAACCGGGTTAAAAATGTTTTAAAACAATTTCACAAGAACAAACATCAGTTAAAGAAAAAAGATATCTATCAATATTCTTTTCATGAACTGGAAGATATTATAGATAATTTAACACCTGAGATGTCAAAAACGCAAAAAAAGCTAAAGATAAAAAAAGAAGGTGCAGATGTTGTAAAACAGGGAAGTGATGGGACGGTACTTAAATTAAAAACAAAGGAAGCAGCATGTTATTATGGGAAAGGCACAAAATGGTGTACGGCAGGTGATAAGGACAATGTATTTGATGAATATAATGAAGAAGGACCGTTATATGTTTTTATATCAAATGATGGCAGAAAATTTCAATTTCATTTTGAATCATGGCAATTCATGGATGAAAGAGATCGAGAAATTAATGTCAAGGAAGTGATGGAAAAATATCCAACGGTTAATTTATTTTTTAAAGATAAGGAAAAAGATATAGCAATAGATGTAATAGTTTCATATAGATATGCAAGAGATATTATTAATGGAAGATTTCCTGAAGGTGAAAGAATTATAGCAACAGACGCCGAATATTCAGTTTATTATGCAATATATGTAATTAAAAGCAGATTTCCGGAAGGTGAAAAAATTATAGCAACAGATGCATATTATTTAAGAAAATATAAACAATTTTTAAATTCAATAAAATAATTTAATTTATCACTTGCAATATTTTAATTATTAGTTTCACCACTAAATTTAAATTAGAAGATTAATTAAATACCCCAATATATTATAAATACTTTTAGTATAAGGAGATTATATTTATGGGAATTTATGATGGATTCCATGATTCACCAAATCAAATAAAATCAGAAGGTCAACAAATTGATTTAGCATTTGTTAGAAATGGTGATGGTACTGGTATTATTAAATGGAACATTCCTGTTCCAGTTGCTGGATGTTCTGTTGAAGATCAGGCATATGATGGTATTGTTATTTTAGTATCTGATAAACCTGCTAATTATATTGAATCATCTCCGAAAAATGAAACATATTATTCCGCCGATCCTACTTTTGATCCGGAATTGCATGCGGGTGATAAAATTGATGATTCTAGGGTAGTTGGTGCATTTTATCATGATAAGATCACAAAAACATTACTTGTACAAAATGTGTTAGAAAAGACTCCATATTATGTTTCTGCATATGCTGTTGATAATGTTGGACGTTATCATAGAGAGGGTGTTCATGCTTATTCACTTCCTACTGGACCTGATGAATATAATTCGTCTGTTGATACACCTGCGAGATATGATATTGGATTGGATTTAAATCCTGTTGAAAATTCTACCATTACTGGATTAGTAGATGGGACAGAATATAATTTTAAAATTATAATAAATGGAACAGAATATGAAATAGAAATAGATGGTGCGGATGCATTAACATATGGAGATTTAGTTACTGCTGTAAATGAAGAATTTAAACTTATAACTGATGCAGAAAGTAAGGATTTAAATGCCATACATTATTATTTTGACTCTGATAATAATAAATTATATAAATGGAATTTTGATCAGTATGAAGAAATTGATGTAATTATAAATTCTGCTGATTTAACTATTCCAGTATTGGGTTCATATTGGTATGATGGAGAAATTTTATATGTTTATGAAAGTGGTGGATGGGCGACAGTACCACTATTAAAATTATCATATGATCCGGTTAATCCGACTTGTGATGCTCTTTGGTTTGATGGAACTAATGCTTGGATATGGGAGAATTCTCATTGGTGTAAATTAGTTACATATATACAAAGTACAAGCCCTCTATTACCTCCTGTTATGTCTTGTGATGATTACTGGTATGATATAGCAAATTTCATATTATATGGCTGGGATTTGGATAAAAATGGTTGGGAAGAAAATGATGTTATTTATTCTAGTATTGATCCAAATATTATAGGAGTTGGTGATTATTGGTATAATCAAAATAATTTGGAAATGAAAGTATTAGTAAATTCAATATGGGAAAATTTGGTTAATATTGAATATAGTGAAAGAAATGAGGCTGGTACATTAGATTCTCCCGTGGGAAATCAATATTGGTATATTCCATCAGAACAATTATTTTATAGAAGAAATAGCACAAATACTGAGTGGATAAATTTAGATTTTATTTTATCTCCATCTGATCCAACAGATAGAAAAAGTTGTGATTTGTGGTGGAATTCTTTAGCAGATGAATTATACACATGGGATGAATTATCAAGTTCGTGGATATTAGTAAATTCATTTGTACAATCCTCTATTGATCCATCAAATCCACCAGAATTAGAAAATGATAGTGCTTGGTATAATCCAGATACTGAAAAATTACAATTATTAACTACTGTAGACTGTAAATTTAAAGATGCAGAATATATTGATTATCCTTCTGATCCAACACTTATTGGAGATGGGGTTGGATGGCTTAATTCTGATAATGAATTTAAAGTATCTAATGGTATAGGTGGGTGGGTTGATATTATTCCAATAATTGCAACTACCGATCCATATATTATTAATATTAATGATTTTTGGTATAATACATCTGTTAATTTATTATATCAATGGGATGGAAGTACATGGATAGAAATTGATACAGTTGATTCATTATTTTATCCTGAAATTAATTTATTAGTTTTGAATACTGTTGATGATAAATTATACATATGGAATGGAATTACATGGATAGATGGCGATTCAATAGCTGAAGTTATTTTAATAAATCCAAATACATCTACCGAGAGAAATAGTTTATGTTTTATAACTTCTGCTGTTGGATGTACACAAAGTATAAGAATTGTTATAGAGGCTGGAAATTTATTCACACAATTGGGGACTACTGTAATATATTATGATCCAGTAAATGGAGCATCTAGATTAGAAAAAGGACCTAGTTATCTTGCGTTAGGAATTGGTGATGATGGAAGTCCTGATGAGAGAAGAAATTTACATAGAATAATACGTCAAAAATTAGGGCATCCAACACAAAAAGTTGAATTAACTGATGATCAAATAGATGAGGCTATAAATTCTGCATTAATAATGGTAAGAAAATATTCTGGTTATGGATATCATAGGACATATTTCTTTTTAGATTTAAAGCCAAATCAACAACGATATATTTTAACTAATAGATGTGTTGGATTTAATAAAATTACTGGTATAAATTATATATATAGATTACGTTCAGGATTTTTGAATGGTGTATCCAGAGGGGCATATGATATATTTGGATATCAGGCACTTGTTCATTTGTATAGAACTGGAACATTTGATATGTTAAGTTATCATTTAGTTTCTGCCTATACTGAAGATTTACAAATAATGTTTGCTGATCATATAACATTTGATTGGGTAGAAAATACTAGGGAGTTAAAATTATATCATACAGTATATGGTCCTGAAAGAGTCTTATTAGATACATATATAGAATGCACAGAACAAGAAATATTTTCAAATAGAGAAACTGTTGAATGGGTTAAACGGTGGTCACTTGCTGAAAGTAAAATGATGCTTTCACAAATACGAGGTAAATTTCAAACATTACCCGGACCACAGGGAAGTACTACATTAAATTCTCAAGAATTAATTACTCAGGCAGAATCAGAAATATCTGAATTGAAATTAGAATTAGAAGATGCCTCTATGCAAAATTTAGAAGAAGCTGGAATGGGCGCACATTTTATATTAGGTTAATATGACTAAGGATACTTGTACAATAGAAAAGATTCCATTTGATGAATGTCAAACCGATGATACTATTAATAATGGAGATTCAAATACATGTTTTGATGGTATGTGTGTTGAGATTCGTGATGGGCAATTATGTCCCGTAGATAACTTCAGAAGTCCATGGGAAATAACAGAAAATTCTTCTGATGCATGTATTATTGATTCTTATTTAAATGAGCAGCTTAATATTGGTGGTGCTGATATTAATGTATATAAATTATTAGGAATTCATGAACAAGGCAAATTACAAGATTTGACAGGTGATGGAATTGCTATTTCTGGTGGTGATCATCCTAATTTTAAAGCGAAAAATGCTTTTGATTTATTTAATACAGAGTGGAGATCATTACAATTAGGAGAAAATATTGTTAAAAATTCATATATTGGTTATGATTTTGGAGAAATAAAATTAGATAATAATAGATTACGATATGGAATAGAGACTTTTATTAAACATAATATAAGTCGTATAAGAATAAAACAAGGGTGTGATACAATTAATAAAGTGAAAAAAATAAGATTAGAACGTTCTCATGATGGAAAAAAATGGTATGGTGTTGGTATTTCTGATGTGCAGGATTGTGATGGTATTGTTACAATTGATTTTAGGGCGTCTGTTCCATCAAGATATTGGAGAATTCGTCCAATAGAGTTTGGTGGAGGGGAAAATGATTATTGGGGCATACAAGCGTTACAATTAATTGAATATGAAAAAACACAAATAAATAACATTCAAGATAAATTATTAATGGAAAATAGAGATAGAGATTATGCAGAATTTCCGGAAAAATTGAAAGGTTCTTATACACCATTTGATACCCAAGCATTTATTAGTAAATTAGGTTTAGCTAATAATTTTAATAGTGAACAATATTTTATAGAATTTAATTGGTCAGATATAATTAGAGTTATTGGCAGACCGTTAGTTATAGGAGATATAATACAATTACCTAGTGAAACTCAATATACTGTATCATTAACTCCAGTTTTAAAATATTTAACTATAATAGATGTTGCATGGAGTCCGAACGGTTATTCTCCACAATGGATACCATTATTAGTTCGAATTATAGCTGAACCGGCATTTGCTTCTCCGGAAACTCAAGATATTTTTGGAAAATTAACGGAAGATTATGATGAAACTGGGTTGGCAGATACAAATGATGGTATTAATAATAAGAAATATCAAGATATATTTGATATTGACCACACTATAAGTGCTCAAGCAAATACAGAAGTTCCTGAACGTGGGGAAGATTTTGCAAATGTTCAAAAATTTTCTCCAGAATTATATGAATGGGAAGAAAAACATGGAGATGCTAATTTAAAACGGAAAGATAGAGTTGGAAATATATGGGGACAAGATGCCATGCCCCCAAATGGTGAATCATTTACGCAAGGTGATAATTTCCCTCCATCTCCAAAAAATGGTGATTATCATAGATTAACTTATAGTAATATTAGACAGGGTATACCTCCAAGGTTATATAGATTTTCTACGGAAAAGAATACATGGATATATTTAGAAACTGATAAAAGAGCTTATAATTCTGTTATTGAACCTAGATTACAGGAATTTTTTAATCCTGATACATCAACAGTTACTAGACCTGATGAAATTGATGAAGAGTTCAAAAAATGAAATTAAATCAAATCCTTCCATCATATCTTTTATTAGAGGATAAAATTTCATATCTTTCTCAACATTTAAATGATAAATTATTATCTGTTTATAAACAAGATAATATTGCATATGATAAAAATAAAGATTTATCTTCAATGGGAATATTAAAAATATTACAAACTGCTGATTTCAATAACAAATATCTTCAATGGCTAGCAAGGGAATATATCAATAAATCTTATAGGTTGGAAGATATCAATCGGGTTAAAACCGTCTTAAAGCAATTTCATAAGAACAAGCATCAATTGGAAAGGAAAGATATAAATGAATATTCATTGCATGAACTTGAAGATGTGGTTGATAATTTAACACCTGAAATATCCAAAAAACAGGAGAAAACAGAAATAAAGAAAGAAGGTGCAGATGTTATAAAAAAAGGAAGCGACGGAATTATATTGAAATTAAAAACAAAAGAAGCCGCATGTTATTATGGAAAAGGCACAAAATGGTGTACAACGGGTGATAAGGACAATGCATTTGATGAATATAATGAACAAGGACCGTTATATGTTTTTATATCGAATGATGGCAGGAAGTTACAATTTCATTTTGAATCATGGCAATTTATGGATGAAAGAGATAAAAAAATTAATGTTAAAAAGGTGATGGAAAAATATCCAACTGTTAATTCATTTTTTAAAAGAAAAGAAAAAGAATTTGCAACAAATGCAATAACTTCATATCATTATGCAGAAAGTGTAATTGAAGGCAGATTTCCTGAAGGAGAAAAAATTATAGCAACAAATGCAAGATATTCATATTATTATGCAATGAATGTAATTGAAGGTAGATTTCCTGAAGGAGAAAAAATTATAGCAACAGATAAAGAATATTCATATTTATATGCCAAAAATGTAATTAAAGGAAGATTTTCTGAGGGTGAAAAGGTTATAGCAAAAGATGTAATATATTTACATAGATATAAACAATTTTTAAACTCAATAAAATAATTTAATTTACCACTTGCAATATGTTAATTATTAGTTTATCATTTTATCAAATTGGAGTATGTATAATTGGAAATGAAGAAACAGAAGCATCTGTTTGAAATATTATTATCTTCAAATGATGTTTTCTCAAGATGTATATCAATAATAAAACCAGAATATTTTGATGGCGAAATAAAATTAGCCACTAAATTTGCATTAGAATATTTTTCAAAATATAATTCTATACCTGATATAGATACTATTAATGCAGAATATGATTTAAATTTAAAATCACAAATTACCCCAACTGATAAGATAGCATATACATGTGATGAAATTGAAAAATTTTGTAAAGAATCAGCAGTTGCTTTGGCTATGTTAGAATCAACAAATGATTTACAAGCTGGTAATTTGGGTATTATTGTAGAACGGATGAAGGCAGCAGTTGATATATCTTTAAAAAGAGATTTAGGATGGGAAATTTTTTCAGAAGATTTTTTAGAAAAATTAGAGGCAGCATTAGCACAGCAAGAAACTGAATCTACTGGAATAAAAGCATTAGATAAAAATTTAAAAGGTGGATTATCACGTCAACAAGTTACTATATTTACTGCTAATTCTGGTATTGGTAAGTCTATAATGTTGAATAATCTTGCATATAATTATTCAGCACAAGGTTTAAATGTTGTATATTTATCTTTGGAATTGCCTAGAACGATGGTATTTGCTAGATCATCTGCTATTATTTCTGGATATGATGTGGATTTTTTACAGGATTATAAATCTGAAATTTCTTCTGTTATTACAAATGTAAGATCAAAAACAATTGGATCATTAATTATAGAACGAATTAATGGAAATGCCACAACTAATGATATACGTTCATATTTAACACATTATGAATTAGAATTTAAAAAAACTCCTGATGTTTTAATTGTTGATTATTTGGATAAAATGACACCAAACCAAGGGGTTTCTAAATTGTCTATATCTGAGCAGGATAAATTTAAGAGTGAACAATTAGCAGAATTAGTGTATGATTATAATATGATATGCGCAACTGCTAGTCAACAAAATAGAGAAGCAATAGGAAATGCAGCCCCTGAACAAGATGTAATTGGTGGGGGACTGACTAAACTTAATACAGTAGATAATGTAATATCATTATATATGGATAAACAAATGAGATTAAGAGGAGAAATGTTAGCATTCTTTTTAAAGACTAGAAATTCTGGCGGAGTAGGTAAATCAATACCTTTACATTATGATGCAAAAACATTACGTATAACTGATACTGGTGATTCAAATAATAATAATTTATTTGATTTGGCTCGTCGTAGAAAACAGTTAAATGGAGATTTAGAATACATATCAGGATTAGAATTTGAAAATGAAAAAACAACATTAAATGAAAATGGTATTAGTTTAATACAATTTATGGAGAGTTTATAATATTATGGAAAATACAACACAATTTGAAGTGAACGGGAAAACAATGAATGTAGATGAATTACCTAAATCAATAAGAGATTTAGTTAGTTTATATGATTCAGTACGAGAAGATATGGAAAAAATATTATATCAACATCAAGTTCTTATGTATTCTGCATTGGGTATAAAAAATAAGATTGCTAATGATATA